TTCCAGAAACTCTTCTAAAATTACTATTCTCATTCCATGACAATGATTGGAGTTCTCCAACTTTTTGTCCAAAAAACAATAAATTCGCTGTTGCAGCCGTTAACGGCGCTGCTATAATGTCGGCCATTTTTTACTCCTTTCTATTAAATACTATTTACAAAAACCTGGGTAATGAAAATCCAGTTTATTGGACTTACTGGCGCTACTTGATAAGTTACATAAAATACCTTAGCATCATTAGCGTCTTTAGTAACAACAATGTTTTGATAACCTTGGATTATTTGAGACTCTTTAAGTGTACTAAGTACTGATGTAGTTGTTGATTGCATTTGGCTTTCAACTCCTGTAACACCTTTCTTACCAATATATGTAGTTTCTAAAATAGTTCTTACATTATCGGTAATATAATCTTTGATTCTTAGAGTACTGTACTCCTTAAATGTATCTTCGACAAATTCTGAAGGATCTTGAACTGTTGTTATCCCCCTAACTATTCTTCGTCCTTGTGGGACTTCTTCAATTGTGCAAACACCATATTTTACTAAAGTATCTTTTTCAGATTCTGTATACTTTACCGCAATACTTGTTGCTGTAATTGTTTTGTACGTCATTGGAGTTGCTACATCATTCCCTGCTGCTAAACCTAAAACTTTTGCTGCTGTGTAAGCACCAGATTCTTGATCCGTTCCTGGAGCTACTAACACCATTCTATCAGAATTCATAGTATACGCTCTGTAAACTAAGGAATTCTCGGTATCTACATCTCCAATAGGATCTGTTGCTGCTGCTCCTACAATTGCTGTTCTTTCTCTCTTTTGTGTTGAATAAGTTTCAACATGTGTTTGGAACAAAGCATGAACTGTTGCATCTGTACTTCCTGCTGGATGTAAAATATTTACAAACTCAGTTATATACAAATTAAGTGCTGTTGACCAATCAGATACAGATAAAGGTGTTCCATCTGAACCACTTGCTAAATCAGTATAAGCTATGTTTTCAGGTTCTGCACCACTAACAGAAGCAGTAATAGTAACCAAAACAGAGTTATTTTCAAAATATGTTGCCATTTCTCCTAAATTTGCTGCATTGTCTATACTTTCAATAGTTGTTCTATTTGTTAGTGGGTCATAAAGCTTTACAGTCATTTTCTTTCCACTTACTGTTCCTGATTCAATTTTGTAAGCTATACTATTTACATATGATCCATAATCTATAGAATCTATTGTTCCTATATCAGCACTTGTAGCATCTACAATTGTACTTGTTGATTGTAAAGCTGCTCCTGCTCTTGTACAGTAAACAATTTGAGCTCCATGTTCATAAGCTTTTTCAGCTGCTGTTACTAAATCTCCTCCTCTGAAAGTATCTTTTACTGTATTAGGATCTGTAAATCTTACTACTTCATCTGGCTCGCCACCTTCAGCTGGGCCAATTATGGCAACTATCCCACCTGGAGCTAAACCAAAATTCACAAAACTTGATAAATCTGTTTTTACTGCTACAGTGGGTAAGCGGTAAAATTTTCCATTAAACGTAGGCATTTTTTCCTCCTTTTATTTTTATTTTATTCTTATAAACTTGAAATCCGGATAAAATTCCTGAATTTCTTTTTGTCTTTGCAAATCTTTTTCTTTTTGCTTTTCATGATATCTTTCATCATATTCCATGATTATTTTCTTTTCAAAATTAATATAATCTGGCCAATATCCTAATTCCTTAATATAAAATTCACTAGGATGTGTTGCATATTGTCCAGTTGTATTATTTTTTTTATCATAAGATTTAAAAAATTTTACTGCTTTCATATTATAAGAAGGGAATACACCATTATTGAGTAATATTCTTTCTACAGCTATTTTTCTTCTTATTTCTTTTTGTTTTGGATTATTTTGAATTATTTTATGTTTATCGCTTCTTTTTTTACTTATTTTTTGAGCTTCCTTTTTACCAAAAAGTTCTATATTTGTTTTACCTTTGCTATAACAAATATGTCCCTCAAGAGCTTTGCTTATTTTTTTTCTTGTTTCTTTTGAACAACTTTTTCCTTTTTGCCCTTTGCTCATATTTTCTTTACCTTTTTTTGTTCTTCTATAAATACCACTAGTCATTTAATCCTCCTATAGATTACTAATTTTTAATATAGGCAGGTAGTTTAGGAAAACTACTTTTCGGTAGCGAGCCTAGCCTTATAATTTATGTAGTATGCTTTACCATCATAGCTTTATATAATTCTAACCACTGACTTCTTGGTCTTTCTATACTTCCGTCCTTTACTTTGGAATATATTTTCATTGCTTGAACTAAGTCTTTAGGTATTTCCAACGTAAATTCAAAAAAAGATATTTTACTTTCCCCTGAAATAATCTTCATTGTCTCACCTCACCTCACCTTATCTTGTTTAATTCTAATAAATTTAAAATCAGGATAGAATTTTTCTATTTCTTTTTGTCGAATATTATCTTTTTCTTTTTGTTTCTCGTGGTGTTTTTCGTCCCACTCCATAATAATCTTCTCTTTAAAATTAATATAATCGGGCCAATATCCTAATTCTTTTATATAATATTCGTGAGGACTTGTTGCATATTGACCTTGAGTATTATATTTTTCGTCAAAACTTTTAAAAAACTCACAAGCCCTTGAATTATAATTAGGAAATATTCCATTATTAAGTAGTATTCTTTTAACAGCTATTTTTCTAAGATTTTTCTTTTCTTTTTCTGTGTGTGAATTTCTTTTTCTAAATTTTTGAAAATTTCCAATTTTATCTCTAATCTCCTGGGATTTTTCTTCAGAATAATAATGAATTAAGTTAATATATTTTTTTGTAGATGAAATCAAACATTCAAATTCTTGCTTACATCCACAAGCACATTCCCTTATTTCCCTTCTAACTCTTATCTTTCCTGTTAATGATTTACTTATCTTTTTACAAGTTTCTTGTGTTCTCTTTTTTCCAGTATTCGACTTTACTCTTTTTTGTATTGTTTCCTGAGATTGCTTTCTACCAATTAATGCAATACTATTTGATTTTCCTATATCTTTCTTTGATTTTTCTGAATGTCTCTTTCCTAGCATTCCGTAACCCGCACATTTCTTTTTTAAATTTTCACAAGTTAGCTCTTGTCTAGGAAACAATTTTCTAAATTTTTTCATTATTAATTTATGAGCTAATAGATGTTGCTTGTTTATTCTCTTTAGTTTCTTTTTACAAATTGGACATATTACATAGTCTATATTTTCATTTTTCATTTTAATCCTCCGTAGATTATTTCCGAATTTCGAATATAGACAGGAGAATCGGAAGTTCTCTTTTCGGATGGCCGTCCTAGTCTATATTTTAATTTTTAAATCTTATATTATTAAATTAAACTTCCTGATGTTATTATTGTTGTTGTTACTGTTATAGACTCTATTATTTCATCTACTGAAGAATAATTCATCCTTGTCATTGCTAAATAAGATAGGACTGCTCTATAGACAGTTCTAGGGAGTTTAGAAACATCAAGTTCTTGATCACTTCCTCCAACCCTATACCATTTTATAAATTGATAATCTTCAAGTAAAGTATTTTTATATTCAAACAATAATTGTCTAGTTAAAAGATATAAATCATCTCTATATTGTGCATCCAAAGTCCAAATAGCTATTTCAAAAATATCAGTTTGGAAAGCTCCCTTACTGGTAGTTTGTGCATTATTTTCTATTTCTGCTTGTAATACATCATCTGTTACAAACCTATATTCTTCTTGATTTACTACTCTAGAAACAGTTATTAGAGCTTTTGTATCTATTTCATTCACTGTTCTAGGATATGCTGTTGATATTCCTACATTTATTTTTTCAGGATATGCTTCCTGAAGGACTTTATATCTATCTCTTAAAAGATTATAAATGGCTGTCTTGGCGTCTATGATGCTCATCTTTGTAATTCTTTCAATAAAATATCTTTACAATATTTATGATTATTATTAATATCATTCTCCCATATTCTAGCAACTTTGTATCCATTTTTTTCTAATTTTTGAGTTATTTTTTTATCGTAATTCCATTTTTCTTTTGCTGTTTTCTTTAGTTGTTTATGATAAAAATTTGATTTGTAAAATCTAGGATTACAATGCCAATAATCACCATCAATGAAAATTATTTTGTTTTTATATGGAAAATAAAAATCAACTGAAAGTCCTTCGACGTTGGCTTGTTGAATAAAACTTTTCTTTTTAAAACTTTCTGATAAATTTTCATTATAAAAAAATAAATTATCTTTTAATTTGTTTGAAATCTTTATATTATAAAAATCAAATTTTAATAGTTTTTTTAAAAAATTCAATTCTATTTTACTAACTTTACTAGTATTCCAATTGAAATTTTTTCTATAATCTTTGTCTTCCCATCTTTTTTTACTTGCTTTTCCTATTTTCTTATTTCTCTTGGAATTTTCAGAAACTTCTTTAATTACTTCGTTCGTTTCCTTGGTTTTTCCTCTATTCCAAATTCTCAGTAATCCTTCTTTTTGTAATTGCTTTCTAGCTTTACTTTGTTTTTGTCTTGACCCTATTGCCCTCTTTTTTCCTTTTTGAGAATTACAATATTTTAAAACCCTTTCATCCATTTCCCTTGTTAGCCCTTTATTCCAAGCTATTTGATCTTTATTTTTCTTACCAAGTTTACTTCTTTTTTCAAAGGTATTTTTACAAAGTAATAATTGATCAGGGTATATATTTTTAAATTTCTCTATTGTTAGATTATGAGTCTTTATGTGTTTAAATGTAATTTGTTTGAATTCTTTATTACAAATAGGACATATTATATAGTCAATATTTTCCATTTTATTCTACTTCCGGGGATAATTCAGATAGGTTATCTACAACCTTTAATATTCCCTTATATAATTTTTCTTGAGCTTTTTCTACAAAATTTGTAGCTTCAAATCCTGGATGTATCCATCCTTTAGAATTTGGCCCTACTTT